GGACCATCTTGTGTTCTAACTCTACGAACTTCAATGTTAGTACCAACATCTGCTAAGTCTTTATACTTTGCGTGGTCTGCACCTTTCCAAATACTGGCTGACCAGTACTCGTTGATGGCTTTGGCTACTGCTAGTTCACCTATTGCTGCAGCAACTTGTGCAGTCCTGTTATCTTCCATCTTCTTAGGGTCATAGTGTGGTGCATCAGGTTTACCCCAGTTGTTTGTGTATCTTCTGATACCGATAGTACTTGCGTATTCGTATTCCCATGATTCTAATTTAATTATCATTACTCTCCAAGTTGTTATCGTCTTCTTCGGGTAAACAATTCCAACAAAATCCGTCATACATTCCTTCTTCTTCTTGACAAAGGGTGCAAGGTGGGAACGGTTCTCTATCTAATGGTGTTGCTGGGGTTATTAACGAACCACATTGTCTGCACTCGGCGTCTTCTAATGCATATGCCGAAGGCATGTATCCAATTTCGTCAAAGAAAACTGACATACGAAACCAATTACTACCACAATTTGGGCAGGTTGGTGTTGGTATACCACGGTAGTCGTACTGTTGTTTATTATGCTGTTTTTTCGCCACTGTCGGGCTTCCTGTAGTCGTTGTCAACGAAGGGTCTAGGTCCACCTAGTTCATCTATGAGTGCTTTCATAGCCCTGTCGACTCGTTTACGTGCAGCATCAGCACTTATTTTCAACTCATTACCAACATCTTCTAGAGATGTGGATAAGGAACCGAACCTAAGTCTTAAAACATTCTGATGACGTTCTGGTATTGCTTCGTATGCTTGAGATATGTCTGCTCTTACAGCCAACCAAGTGTTGCCTTCTGCTACTACGTTTCTGTCAGGCTTGTAGTTAACATCGTTAACACCTAGTGGAATAAAATATGAATCAGTTAAAATGTATGGAAGAAATTCTTCTATAATTTGTGGTTCATAATAGAATAAGTCTTGCACTTCGTAGCCCACTACTTTGGCTTTTTCTTTTGTGCAATACTTTTGTGCAGCATTTCGTAGTGAACGATTGATTAACTTGTTTCTGTCTTTCTCTGAATGGTTAGTTTCCCATTCGTTTAACTTATTAGTATGTGTTATAAACCATACCCATAGTTCTTGTTTGATGTCATCAATGTCTAACATTCTGTAACGTTTACTGTAATCATTAGAAATGTAGGACACTAGACCACCGTAGTTGTCTAAGTAATGTTGCACTATGTCCCTTTATGGGTTTTGATTTTAGTCTTCCTGACTAGGAACTCCATGCCATTTGCCGCGGAGTACCATAAGGGCAATTGCTGAATAGTTTAACAGGTCTATGAATGAATCTTCGATAGGCTCATTCTTTGGCGTGTCTTTTGTTTCATATATTAGGTGATTAAGTCTGGCTATCTTGTCATGCATGCGTACAAGAAGCCCATTTAAAGCCCCTCCAGGGGCACTAGCAATGTTTTTAGGACCGTAATCTAGTTGCTTCTTGACCAACAATTCCCATGCCTCATTGTACACAGCAACAGAATCGAACTTGAAGTTCTCAATATCATAATCCATTCATAAACTCCTTGAGGTCATTGTCAAAATCTGCTGTTGATATGAGGGTGACGTATTCTTGCATCCTCTCATTGGCTTCCTTGGTGCTACCTGCCTGCACCCATGAACCAATGATGTCTAACATCACTAATGCTTCTTCTTGTTTACCTTCTTTAACTGTGTAATAAATATCAGCAAGCATTCTGAATATTGGTATCGGACCTGTTGTTGAATTAAGTTGTGCTGCTGCTAATGGTTTATCTTCGAACTGTTCGTAAATAGATTCATTAGATTTCCAAGACTGCTTTAATCTTGTCATTAATGTATCGTGCTCCATGTTTCTGAAAGACACTATTTACATCCTCTCCATCGGGCATCTGTAAGATGCGTGTGCTATTTAAACTTCTTAGTATTCTTTTGCCGAACTCCATGCCAGCATCGTCACCGTCTGCTAAAACAATGACTGTATCAAAGTCTTCGAATACCCTAGGGTAAAACTTTTTCCAAGACGTTGCACCTGGCGCACCAACCGTCGGGTGCGACGTCGTTGCAGCCATAGTTATTGTATCTAATTCACCCTCACAGATACATACATAATTTTTTGCTTTAAACAATGCTTCAACATTGTATAAAGTTGTTTCCGCCGAAGGTAAACCAATATACTTTGGTTCTTCTCCGTTGAGTGAACGGAATCGGATATCAACTACACCACTTCTTGTGATGTATGGAATTGAAAGTCTTCCCCTATATGCTTCGTGACTAGGAAGTGGTTCTTCCACGACGCCCAGGTGGAACTGACTTGCTGCTTCCTGGGACAGTCCTCTCTCTGCCAAATAAGGTAACGCTTTTTCTACTGTTGTAGCGTACTGGTACGCCGCCTTGATTAAGAATTGTTTCTGCGATGCCGAGAGCCTCACGAAATGTTACCCCTTCCTTATGTTGAATAATATTATATGCACTGCCTTTAACATCGCAAGCAAAACATATAAACGTGTTGTCGTCAAAGTTTACTACACTTGAGCGAACAGAGTCGTCGTGAAAACAACAACGCATATTGGCTTTACCCCATTGACGTGATGGTAGTTTACCACCGTAATGTTTTAGTATCGGTCCAATAGGTGGGTTCTCAACACTAGCCATCAATATATCCTGCATCTCTAAGTAAGTAAATAAACATATAGAACGGCATAGATGCATACCACTCACCAACATCTGTTGTTCCTTTACGCTTATGTACAACTGCACCAGTTGCTGCATTAGCGTTATCTATTTCTACTTTTAATTCTTCCATCCACTGACCAAGTGTCATTGTCTTATGGTTCTTTACTTCTAGTACCACATCAAAGATTCCTGAGATGTCACCTTTATCTAATGCACCTGTTAGTGCACGTCTTTCTGCAGGTATCTTCCATGTATCTTTAAGATAATTAACAACAGCAGTTTCAGCAGACGTCCCTTTTTGCTTTGACTTACTCATCGTCGTCCCATTCTTTGCTGTCTAAGGACATACATTGACTGCATAGTATTGCCCAACCATAGGCTACTTGCCCACCGTCCATACCACAACGTTCACATCTGACTACAACATAGCCAGATTCAACTTCATTCTCCAGTGGTAACATCTTTTAACTGCATGCATGCTGGGTCAAATGAAAGCATTGTGAAAGTTCTACCTGTTGAATCTGCTCTACCATATCTATTCTTCACAGCAGATACACATAAATAGTTTCTGTCACCTACTTCTTGTTGTCCGATAGTAAGAATCAATGCAGGTATTTGGTTAACCATACCTTGCACAGCAGAGCGTGGTTGACAAGGTGCTGATTCAAAAGATTCTTTAGTGTGATGCAAGATAAGTACACAAGCATTAGTATCGCGTGCTAAATATTTTAACTCTTTCATTGCAGCACGCATACCTGAGAACTCTTCCATACCATCCATTGCAATGTCCATAAGATTATCTACCACTATAAGAGTAGGGCTACATCCCCATACTGTTTCGAATGCTTGAACAGATTCATCAATGTCTGCAAGTGTTGGACTAGAATCAAAACTCCATTTAATATTTTCAAATTGTCTTAGTAAAGATTCTGCTTTATCCTTTTCAAACTTTAAAATGTTCTCTGCTTGTGCTTGACTGACACCTGTTGCCATTGAGTACACACGCATACCCATGGTATGCGCATTAGTGTCAGCAGAAATATAAAGTGTTGGTACTTGTGCTTGTACTGCTACTGCTAAAGCAATAGAAGATTTACCAGCACCAGGTGTACCTGCAACAAGATTTAATTCTGCTCTTCTAAAAACTATTTCGTTGGCTTGAAGAGTTTTGAAAGCGGCGGGGAGTGGTTCCCCGCCTACTTCCTTCGCTCCGATAGCCCTGTAAAGGGTTCTCATTACTTCGCTTTAGCCATCTTCTCTGGAACATATGAGTTCCAGTCTGGCTCTGTTTTCTTTAGATAAATTGTTTTACATTTATCTGTTGCGCCTTGGGGTGCTGCACAGAAGAATCCTTTGTATACCCCATATTGTCCTTGACCTTGTATTGCTGACATCTTTCCATGTAAGCAATGACGAGTAGGTGCATCACCAGTAGTAACCATAGACGTTGCACCAAGTGAGGCTATCGCATAATCAATGTTGTTTCCTGGATTAGCCACGACTTGTGCAGGTTTACCTAAACCTACTGCTTCAGCGAATGCTTCTAAAGTCCCGACGAAGGTTTCAGAAGTAACTGCTGATGTGATTAATGTTTCAACTTCCTCTGTTGTATCACCACGGAATAGTGGGATAGTTCCATTAGGTAGTTTGAAACTTACCTGTATTTTTGATTCAGACATTTTGTCTTAGTCCTTATCTATTTTGTTAAACCATTCGCAATGCTTAGTGTAACCGCATATTGAACAGTGGTTGATGTTTGGAAGAAAGTTACCTTGCTTCCTTTGACGGTCAAACTTATCCGCCAAATCTAATACCCTCTCTTTCGAGAAGAAATCTAATGACACTGGTTCAGTTGGTTCACCTTTACGTGCCATCCAATAAGAACCATACTTAGGTCTAACACCATAGATTAACTCAACACCTACAGCATAGAAACCTAATTGTAAAAATGTGCTTGGGGTTCTGGACCCAGTCTTGACGTCCAGAACCACAAGGTCACCGTTAGGAAGTTCCATAACCCTATCAAGTGTCATCTTAATAGAGAAGTTGTTATGTTGTACGTTCATATACAGTTCTATAGCAGGTTCATTAGTCGGTGTTGTCCACACTTTCCAATCACTTCTTGCTCTCCACTGTTGATATGATTTAAACATTTCAAAACCATTAGTGAACCACCAGTCTTTATCTTCAGGTGATTTTGATTTTGCTTTAGCAGAACGAAATGGTTGGTTTAATCCATCTTCACCTAAACGTTCAGTGAAGTCTTCACCTGTTGCAGTCCAAGCCTTCTTCCAATATTCGAAAGACTTATCAACGTCCATTTTTATTCCACTCATCTTTGTCCCAGTCTTCGGTTGCCTGATGAACTGCTACACCACCATACAACCACCATGCTGGTGTTTCTTTTAATTGTTTAACACGTGATAAGTAATACAACCATCCACAATTTAGATAGTCAGTAAGACTTGAGTAGGAGATATGTTGGGGAACTTCTTCCCCATCAATGTTCACCATGAGGTTGTGGCGAGCGCAGGTGAAAGGAGGATATAAAGCCCACGCCCACCACTTGTATAGTTAGTCTCGCCAGAAACTAACTCACATTTTATTTCTTGCTTATTGAGAAACGGACATCCGTTTTGTTTGTTGTACATAGTCCACAAGTGTAGCACGCACCACCGTCAATACTTATCAACGGAATTTGGCGTGTTTGCTCAGGACATTTAGCACCAGGTTTACCTGTCAAGGCTCTGACCTGCGACGATGCCTCCTCAAACGTGTCAGATAGCCATGCTAATTTAACACCATGCTCTTGGCGTAAACGC